ATGCTAACTCCTGTTTTAAGTCTTGTGCTTCTTTTTTAGCTTTTCCGTCTCCGAGTGCCATATAAAGTTATTTTATTATAAATATGAAAAAGAGTAACTATTTATAGCTACTCTTTCCTTCATATGCTTTAGATGCTTGTTTAAATTGAGGGGCATTTACTTTACCTTCAGAATTTACTAATGAAGTTTTACCAGCGCTCATTTCATTATTTTCTGCAGCGGCTTTTGCTTCGTAAAAGTCATTAATTTCCTTAAATGTAAATTTACGTAGCCAAATAGGCATATTATAAATAGTATTGTAATCGTATCCACCTTTACCATGAAAAACTATTTCATGGATTTGTTTAAATATATTTAATCTAATTTGAGGAGCTGTCTCCGAAGTCAGGCCAAAAAAAGTTAAGCCCAATGGGCACAACTACCTCCTCTCCTGAATCTAAGGTTACATTAAGATCTACGTCGGGGGAAGTTAAAGTTAAGTGTTGTCTAAAGGCTCTAGCATCTCGAGCTAAAAAGTAATTATCAACAAATTCTCTAATATCTTTTTTTTCAGTTTCTCCATCAACCGAAGTAAGGGTATATTTTAATCGAGTAGAAGCTTCATAAGAAGCATTTTTATTAATCTTTTTTAAACCTTTTAATTCTCTTTCAATTTTAGATTCATCATGACCTGTTAATAATTTGTAAGTAATTTTAGTACCGCTATGTGGTAGGGTAAAAGCAAATTCATTTTTATCCTCAATCATAGAAGAGCTATCAAATTCTTTATTTTCTAATTCCGATAAATCTATAGTTTCTGTTTTTCCATTTACTATAGTTTTATACTCTGATCCATACCCTAAAATACGGGTAGCAATTAGGATAGCATTTTTATCACCTATAACTAAATCTTTTAAATCTATTTTAGATACAATTACAGATTCTAATAATTTGTCTAATACATTACCTTTTTCAATAAATGACTGATTAGATAAAATATCTTCTTCTTTAGCAGTCATATATTTGATTTCTACTTTACCACTAGAAAGGGGATTGTCTTTAGGATATAATAATCCTTTAGAGGGTAATTCTATTTCTTCTGTTGGGAATTTAAATTCGGCCATAATCTTTATTTGGTTAAAACGTTTTTATCAGTTATAAATATACAATATAAAAAAAAGCTTGCCCAAGGGCAAGCAATTTTCTAAATTAGGGGTGAGTAAAATTTTTAGAAATTTAATACACAGTAATCTGGTTGAACTGTCATTGTAATTTCTTGAGCAGCATTTTCAGTATCCCAGTTATAATCTCCAAATGAAGCTTCTGTAATCATTGCTCCTTTGATGATCCATTCTGATACAACATCACCTACAGGTCCTAGTACATTGATTGTAAGATCTTTCTTATAGAAATCACTATAACCATCTCTACCAGTTACTGATTCATGGTGTAATCTAACCCATTCCATTACTGATTGTGCACCAGATGGTGTAATTGGATCAAATAGTGTAAACTGAATAGTTCCCCAAGTTGTTTTACCTTTTACAAAACGTTGAACATTAATATGATTTAATGGTACTGTTCCTTGTGATACATTACGGCTCCTACACCTTTCATGATGTATGCTGGAAATCCGTCTACAAAAGCTATAAATCTATTCTTTTGTTTTGGCTCGAAAGCTGTGAAAAATATTTCGTTTGGGTTTAATACTGCCATTTTATTTTCTTATTTTATTATAAATATTCGGTTTTCTTTTTTTTATGCTGGAAATGTTGCTCCAGTTGGTAATACGTTGAAATCAAGTATAATAAATTCAGCTGTTTTTGTTGGTTGTAAGAAAATCTGACCGATTAACTCATTTCTATCAATAACATCCGGTGAATTATTTGTTTCATCCATTACTACTTTAAAAGCATATAATCCTTGTCTTTGTTGTACTGATTCTAAGTAAGGGTTAACTTGCGTTAAAAAGTTATTTCTTGTAGCAATTGTATTTGCTTCAAATACTAAGTTATCAGCAATTTGAGAAATGTAACTTTTAAGTGTAATTAACAATCTACGTACATTTACTCTATCTAAAGCAGTTGCTGCTTTTTGTAATGTTTTCTGTCCGAATACTACAACTCCTTGTTGTGGGAATGTTGCAATTGGGTTAACATTAGCTCCGTATAAAGTATCTCTATTTGCAGAAGTTAATTTTCTTTCAGCTCTTAATACAGAACCTAACCCTCCTCTAGTAATACCTGCTGGTGCGAACCATGGGTCTGAAGAAGCGTCTGTGAAAGCATATACTCCTGGTATCATAGTTGAAGCTGGTACATAAACTGATAATCCAGTATTTGGATCAATGGTTTGTAACCAAGGCCAATATGCTGCAGCATAACTACTATCTACTCCTGATGCTTTTTCAATTACTGTTGAAATTCCTACATCATGACTAACTAAGTCCATTATATAAATTGCATCTCCTCTTGAAATTGCAATATTTTTTACTAGATTAACGGAATCTGCATGGTCTTCTAAAGTTAAACCAGGTGTTGAGATTACATTAAATTGATAATCATCTTGATTTGCTAATAATTGTATAGCATCAGTATAATCATCACTTTCTAATCCTTGTGTTTGAGTACTTATATTTTCATAAAAGTTATTAGCACCACTATCAACATTATTTGAACCAATAGCACCACTAAATGAACCTGATCCTACTACTGGTAAACTTCCTGTAAAATTATCTTTTGCAAATCCAGCATTATCAAAATAATGAGGAGTATTAAAATTTACCTCTTTTACTCTTACATAGCTAGAAATATTAGGATAATTACCTGATTCTTGTAAAAATGTATCTCCATCTCTAGTTACTACATCAGTAGACATATCACCAATTACTCTTGAAATATAATTTGGAGAGAATGGGTCTAATGAAAGATTATTATATGATTCTAGTACTACTTTTTGGTTATTATTGTCATTACCACGTCTAATTAATAATGAAAATGTACCTGAAGATGTGTTTGCACTTGCAATTTCCCATCTGATGTTATCAGCTGAACCTGATTCTAAAGAACCACTTGCAAGTTCTGTTGTTCCTGTATTCATTATTTCTCCTTCAGAAATAGTTTCTAATACGAAAGGAGAGTCTCCTGAAGTTGGGCCTCCTGAACCTGTTGCTATTAATGAACTCTCTGCTGAAGAGAATGAACCTGAAGTAACACGTGTTACTAATAAAGAACTACCTCCACTTGAAAAGTAGTTATTAGCTGCTATTGAAGTTAAGTATGAATAGCTGTTAGATCCACTTTCTAATGCTCCACCAAATATTGCTTGGAAAGAAGAAAATGAACTAACATATGTTGGTCTTTCAACAGGACCTTTTACGGTTGGGCCTATTATAGCCGCACCTCTTGTTAAAGGTTGAGCCGTAACAAGGGATTGATCGTTTTCTCTTGCTAATACTCCTGGAGATATTAATGTTTCTGCCATCTTATTTTTGTTATTTTAATAATTATTTTATTATAAATATTAAAGAAGGATTCAAAAAATTATTCTGGGGTGATGAATTCCCCAGTTTCTAAATCAATGTTTCCATCCCCATATTTTTCTTGTAATTCTTTAGCTGTTTTGTTTGTTTTTTCTTGTAAATCTGCTAAACCATCTAAAATTGAAGCTCTTTGCCCTTCTAAGAAAGCTTTTTGAATATCCACTTGACCTAAATCAAAAGTAATTTTGTTTTGTGTTGATTGGTATTCTCTAAGAACTTTTAATTCTTCTTCTGTTAATTTGATTTTCTTACTCATGTTATCGTTGTTTATAAATATTAATTAGGTTTTGAAACATATAACATAAGTAATGTTTTTACAATATCCAAATTATTTTTATCTATTTTTCTGTCTATATTACAAAAAAAAATTAACGTAAATTTAGGTGTATAATTAATTGTTTTATTAAATATGTTGAATGAATTAACCATGAAATTACAATTAAAACCCTACGTTATAATATTGGATTTTTAATGTAAATAATATTCATTTTCTATTTAATTAATCCTCTCCCTCAGATTCATCTGTTTCTTCCTCTTCTACTTCGGGTTCTGGTGTTATAGGATCGTTGATAGTTAAGGTTACAGTAACTGGGGTTATTTTTTTATCAATTTGGGATTGGATACTTGATTCTATACTAGAAACCTGCTCTTCACCCATAGCTGATTTTGTCCAAGCTATTATATCTTCATGTGATAATTCGTTGAATGGAGTAAAATCAGTTATATTACTAGTGTCTAATGTTTGTGTTCCAATACTTCCAGCACTATACGAATTACCCTGTTCGTCTACTTGGTCGGATACACCATCTACTCTCCAATGTACATTATATACTACGTTTGATTCGTTGTTTTGTTCTGTGTGACAATCCACTGTTCTACAATTCCAGTTGTAAGTTGTCATAATTTTATTTTTAATTTTTTATTTGTTATAAATATATATCTACCTATTTAATCACATAAAATGCGAATGTTATTATTATTGGGATAGCGCTTGCTATAAAATCCCACCACTCTGGGTGGCCTTTCCCCCAATACCAATCGTGCAAAACCTCCTTTAGTCCAACGATAACTATTCCAGCTATTGTTCCAATTAAGAAGTAAATGTTAGTATTAAAAAGTATGTCGATAGCTACCCCTAGAATTTGTAAAGGGTAGCCTACAAACATTCCTAGTAATACGTGATCTTTTTTATCTTTTGGTATTGAGTCTATTATTTTCTTTATCATGTTTTTTTAGGGTAAAAATGCTGTTAAAGTTATTGTTTGAATATTGTTGTTGTTTGATGTGTCAACATTATCTACCGTAGCACTTACGAGTTCCATCTTATAAGTTACAGTTGAGCTACTACCACCAGATGCGAAAAATGGAGGGTATTGGTTAGTGGTAAAGGTAGAAGTAATATTTGGGGTTTGATAACCGGTGCTCCTATTCACACCTCCATAAGTAACTGTTGGTTTTCCACCAGTATAACTAACATAAGTCCAATTGTATGTAATATTTTGAGAAGTTGTGCTTTCATTGTTTACATCCACATGAGTTGTACCACTTGATAAGTATAGATCATTTACTGACCCACAATTACCCCAGCTAGGTGAATTACCACTAGTTAAGGCTGAATTTGTTTTAAAGTCTGTTGGTTCTGAAGTAATATTTGTAACGCACCAATCTGTTAAGTTTTGGTTGAAAACTGTTGCTCCATAAAACATTTCAATCATGTTAGTGACACTACTCACATCCCAATCTCCAATATCTTGGTTAAAGGTTATTGCATCTTCAAACATACTATTCATATTAGTCACACTACTCACATCCCAAGAACCTATATTTTGATTAAAATCATCTGCTTCCGTAAACATTCCATCCATATAAGTTACACTGCTCACATCCCAAGAACCAATATATTGGTTGAAATCTCTGGCCTTAAGGAACATGTTAGTCATATTAGTAACATTACCTACATCCCAAGAATTTAATGGTTGGTTGAAATTTGCGCAATCCTGAAGAATACCCTGCATATTACTAACACTACTTACATTCCAAGCATCAATATCTTGGTTAAAAGCAGTCTTCCTAAACATTTGATACATATCAACCACACCACTCACATCCCAAGAACTTATATCTTGATTGAAAAATGTTGCTGCTGAGAACATACTTCTCATATCAGTCACATTACTTACATCCCAACCATCAATGTCTTGGTTAAAATCTGATGCATTTTGAAACATTGAACTCATTTCAATAACATTACTCGTATCCCAAGAACCTATATCTTGATTAAAATCTCCTGCTCCCTTAAACATACCAAACATATCAGTAGCACTACCCACATCCCAACTAGTAATATTACCATTGAAATTATCTGCATCATTAAACATATATCTCATATCAGTGACATTACTCACATCCCAAGAATTTAAATTTTTATTAAAAGCTGTTGCACCAGCAAACATGTTCTCCATAGTAGTACCCCCACTAGTATCCCATCCACTAATATCAGCATTAAAAGTTGTTTTTGATAAAAAAGCATCACTAAAATCTGTTACTCTACTCACATCCCAGTTTGGCATAGTACCAAAAGGTGTTACGTCGTAAAGACCTGTAACAGGCTCTTGTGCTAAACAAGTAGCTACAACTGAAGCAAAGTTAGCATCTGTTATAAATAACCCCCCATAATTTCTAAACTCAAGTAAACTTGTAGCTGGGGGAGTATAGTAAGAAGGAGAGAATTGGTTACTAACTGAATCGTTTACACAGTCTTGTAAATCATCTGTAGTTGGATTTATTTCATCCACCACGTCTTGCAAACTAAATGTTGTTGTATTTGGTACTCCCATATTTTTCTAGTTTTTCTAACCTAGCTTCTAATTCAGCTATTTTAGCAATTAGTAAATCTATATAAGCAACAGACTTGAATCCTTGGTTGTTTTCTCTTACAAACTCAGGGTTGGTTTTTTCTAGCTCTTGCGCTATAACACCGTATCTCTTCTGTCCTTTTTCTGTTTTTAGTTCAAAAGTTTTCCAATCTACTTTAACTCTATTATCACATACTTGTTCAATATTTTCTTTTAATCTTTCATCAGAAGATAATATGAAGTTTGTAGCTGTAACGGTATTACTGAAAGTGGTTGCACCAGTTCCGCCCATCCACATCCTAGTAGCGTGGCCGCCTCCGTTACCTAATCTAATAGCAAATCCACTATGACCATTATCTCTTCCTTGAATCACTGTTGCTCCGTACTTTCTAAATGGATCCTCTGTACCTGAACTCGGGTTAGTTGTGTATATAAAAGTATGATTTGCTAAAGCGTTTGCTTGCCCTTCTGTAACATAGCTTCTAATACCTATATCCCTCCAGGTTTGATCATCGGTTGCTGATATTCTAATTCCATTGTTAGTACCAGATATTATGTCTAATTGCTGCGTAGGCAAGTTTGCTGTGTTTATACCAACATAGCCGCCATAAGGGTTTAGCACTATTGGTCTACCAGTTGTAGCTGCGTTATTAAGTCCTTGTATATACTGTTGACTATTTAAACCAGTAGCAAAATTAAGCTTACTGTCATAATTACTAGAAGACTTAACGCTAAGACCAGCTCTAGTTGAAACGTCACCTCTACTTACAGCGTAACTGGAAACATTTCTAAAAGAAGTAAGTCTAGCATCTGGGGTAGTTGTTCCGATACCTACGTTACCGTCGCCTTCTAAAGTCATAATAGTAGGTGCTTCAGCTACACCCGCCCAATTATAACCACCTGCTGTTTGCCCTCTTACTTTAAACTTTAATTTAGTTAATAAAGTAGTATCGTCTGTTCCCTCTGCTCCAATCCAAGCGTGTCTTCCGTGACCTGATCCATTAGCTTTACCTACTAATTCCAAAGCAGCTGCTCCTGTAATTACACCAGCAGTGCTTGAATTAGCGTTTATTTGAGAATATGCAAGTTGATCTGCCACTGAGCTTGAGAAGTTGGTTAATTGTTCGTCTGCAGATATTAATTGTAATTTTACTCCAGGACTATTAGTTCCTATACCAACGTTACCTGCACCTAAAACCGTTATTCTATCAGAACCTCCAGTTGATATAGCTAAATCGTTAGATGAATTAGCTCTTCTGAGCTGAGGGTTATTACCCGTAACACTTGATGTTCCTCCTAATTGTAAAGATCCATTATCAATTTGAGCTATTCCATTAACGTGAAGCGGTCTTGTAGGGTTTGCTTTATTAATACCAACCTCTTCATTACCGTTTATTGTTATAGCTACAGCGTTACTAGCATCCTGTATACCTGAGTTCCCAATGATTCCGTTTGGACCATCAGTAAATTTGGTTAATCTACTTGTTGTACCAGTCCCAGTAACTGTTCCACCTCCACCTGGTATATCACCACCTAATACCTTAACAACATTACCTGAAGCATCTGTACCTAATATGTAAGTTGGAGTACCTGTATTATTTGTGGAATCATAACTATCTAAAGTAAGTACACCCGCATTAGTTAAATTCATTACTCTTCCTTCTGTCCCTGCGTTCCACTCAAAAACTCCATTAGCAGAAGGTGGTATGTTCCACCCTATAGAATTTGCGTTAGGCTGTCCAATTCCTACGTCATTCATTACGCCTCCAAAATCATTGAATTTTATTCTAAAAAAGTTTTCTGAAGAAGGATCTCCATATACAGTTTTTCCAAAATGTAAAGGAGCACTAGGACTAGTCGTTCCTATACCTACGTTGCCAGGAATAATAACTTTACCGTCCTGAGTTATATTCATTCTCTCAGTAAGAACTCCTGTGCTATTAAAATTCGTTTTAAAACTTAATCCACCTCCTGCGTTATTAGGTGAGGCATTAGATTTGTATCCTTCTATTGTTCCATATACTGAATCTTGTCTTGTACCTGTAAATGCACCACCTCCATTACCAGCTATTCCCCCAAAAGCAATTCTACCCCCTAATTGAGATGTCCCCCCGCCAGCATTAGAAGTAATATATAATTGTCCACTATTAGCATTATCACTGTACCCTGTCGTTCCAGTAGGCGTTGGTCCATTTATATGAGTTATAGCATACGGACTAGTCGTACCAATACCTACGTTGCCTGTACTTCTTTGAATTCTCATCGACTCATACCAAGTTCCAGAGTAATTTCTATCAAAAGCTAAATCCTGCAAAGATGTTGCCGTGCCTCTAAAAGTCCAATATGGGTTATCTGAACCAATAGTTATAGCTCCAGTGCCTAATACATCTGAACCACCTGATGTACTTTGTCTAATATCCAACTTTGCACTAGGACTAGTCGTTCCTATACCGACGTTAACATTTTCAAAAGCAAAATTACCCGGAGAAGGAAAGCTTATTTTTTGAGATGTGTTTCCTGCGTTTACGATTCCATAGCCGCCAGAAGACGGTATGTGCAAATTGCCTCCATAAACATAAGTGTTCCCTTGAACAGTTAATTTGTAGTCAGGACTAGTCGTCCCAATACCTACATTACCTGTTGATGTAAGTCGCATTACATCAGACAAAGCAACTTGTAGCTGCATGTAGCTTGACTGTCCAAATATACGCGTATTACTTGTTGCCCAGGTTAAAGGAGAGTTATCTGAAAGTTTTATACCTCCTACTACTTCTAAAGCTGCACTAGGACTCGTAGTCCCGATCCCTACGTTGCCGTTAGCAAGAATCCTCATTTTCTCAGATCCGCCTAGCTCGGTTTTTAAATCGTTGTTAGCTAACTTTATAACTGCTGTTGTTGTTGAGTTATCGTACTTTAAAGAAGCTTCGTTGGTTGTAGAATCTATTTTAATAGCCGCAGATCCTCCGAAGACATGCAGTTTCTCACTAGGATTAGTTGTTCCGATTCCGACGTTACCTAAGGAGGTAATACGCATTCTTTCGTTATTTCCGTTAGTGGTAAAATATAAATCTGCTTTACCTCCGGTATTATCGTTAATTATAGATGTAACCTGGTTTGACTGTTCGTCTCCAAAATATACACCCCCGAGCGCTCCATTGTCTGAAAAAATAGTAATACCTGCATCTCCTTGTGATTGATTTCTATTTTCTATTACAAGATTATCGGCTTTTGTAGATGGTGTAGGGTAAGTATTATTACCACCCATAGCTATGATCTTAACAGAGCCAACAACCTCTAACTTAGCACTTGGGCCAGTCGTTCCAATCCCGACGTTGCCGTTTTCCACTATAGTGTTGCCTTGTGTCCTTATTTTTACATCTCCTGAGTTTGTATAGCCTATGTGTACTTCTTTAGAGCCGTATCCGTAACCTAAATACACAGCTGAAGCATAGTATCCCGCTAAAATACTATTAGGAACATCCGTACTAGTTATGAAGTTTTTAACACCCAATCCGTATCCTGCTTGTGCTATTTCCAAAGGATAACTAGGACTCGTAGTCCCTATCCCTACATTACCTGTGGAGGTAATACGCATTCTTTCATTGCCACCAGTTTTAAACCAATGTGTATTGTAATCAGAATATGTGACAGCTGCTCCCGCAACAGCATGATAAATAGCTTTTCCAGTAGGTGTATTAGCATAGAAACTTCCAGAGAGTGTACCAACAGAAACATGGGTTGTATCAGCACTTGAGCCTGTATTTGTTAAAACTAAACGTTTTGCTGATTGTATAGTACCAGTTGTTATTGTGTTACCATCAACCTCTAACTTAGCACTAGGAGCGCCAGTCCCTATCCCTACGTTACCTGTATTTCTAAATATAGTATTAGTATTTAAAGCACTTGAACCTATCTCTAATACGTTTGAAGAATTTAATTTTAATACATCTTTAAACACTCCTGAACTATCTTTAGTGATAATACCTATGTTATTGTTCATAGCTAAATCACCGGTAAGTATCTCTCCTGAACCAGCTGAAAGCGGTAGATAAGGACCACCGGGTAAAGTTTTTGTTGTAGTAACAATTTCAGCCCAGTCATTCCAAGTTCCGTCGTATCTACTTCTATAATACATACCTGTATTATTGGTAGAGTAAGGAATAGCAAACTGCGTCATATTACCATCATTATCATAGCTAGCATATTCCCAAGAAAATGGGTGGTAATATTCACCGCCAGCAGGTCCGTTAGTTGCGTTACCTCTTAACAACGTGTGACCATTACCAGACCTAGCATTTGTGCTATCGTTCCAGTCTAGAGTTCCGCTAGTTGTTATTGCTCCAAAACCTCCGTATATTTGCCCATTAATAAAAGCTTTTCCATGCACATGTAGTTTCTCTCCAGGACTATCTGTTCCTATACCTACGTTAGTCCCATCATCATATATAACACTATCTGTTATTGTGTCTGTATCACTC